TAATAGTTTCAAGTTGTGCTATCAATTCAGGAACGGTCACTCGCGGCATCACTTCCCCTTTCCGGCTCCTCCGCAACCGCCTCAAGCATCCCGAAGTAGAGCTGCTGAGGTTTCTGCTGATAAAGGTGCGCGAACTCAATAGCCGATTTTGCCAGCTCTATGCGGTCACCTAATGGAACGTAGATCTTGCTCACTAATCACCTCCGAGCGCCTCTATCTCAAGCCTTTCCTTAACGCTCATTCCCGCCTTTTCGGCCAGCGCCTGAACGAGCTTGCACAGCCGCGATATCTCCTCTTTAAGCTCCTTGATCCCGCAACTCTGGCATTTGTCTCTTCCGAAGAGCCAATGGAGCCATGCTCCCAGCGCCATACTGGCGATGCTTCCAACTATCATCCAACCCGCATGCTCCATCAGCTTATCCTTCGGTTCACTCACAAAATTTCCAAGGGGCTGCTCGTGACATGATACATCCCGCAGATCTCGCAGTTATACTTCCGGAGGGCCTCCCGGCAGCTCGGCTCCCTCGTTCTTCTCGCTATGAAATCGTTGGCGCTCACGGCGTCCATCTTCTTTTTGGAACCTCACATCCGCCAGGCGCGCGCGCGACTCATGCATGCGATCATGTGATGGTTTTTGACTCGCATCTGTGTTTGTCCAGCCATTGGGCTACCGCATCGACACCCGTCTGCCAGGACCCGTAGTCAACCGTATGGCCCGCATCATCATCCCCGACGTTTCCGGGGTTATGGAGCCTTGCTCCTTCGCCCCTGGTCCCGTACATGGTGTCGTTTTGGATGAGGGCCATCATGACGAACAGGCCGGGGTCCCCGAGATTGAAGCAGTCCCTTGCCGAGAGAAGCATCTCGCCGGTAAGCGGAGTTTGCGCAGCTCGCAGACGCATGTAAGCGGTGAGCCTTTCGCAGTCTTCCGCCGAATCGGCGCTTCCGCCCTTCTCGACGTGAGCGATAATAAAGGCGGTCATCTCCTTTATCCGCTCATAATGAGTCGGGTCTGTCGCGTAGCCCTGGATGTTGAATCCCATGACTTCCTTGCTCATAGCCAACACCTCAGCTCAAATTCGTCAGATTGCGCAGTTCATCTTTAGTCAGAGGCGGCGGCGGTTCTGTCTCACCCGGAGACGGCGCCTCCGGCTTTGGCACAATCCCCGTATGCTGAGAGGCGAGCATACCGATGCCGGTAATCGAGGCGATCAAACTTGCTTGCAAGTCTGGACTTAGATGGAATCCCCATCGCGCGAGCGCGGCAGCAATAAGTGAAACAACCAAACCAATCACAGCGCGGTCGCACCAATAAGGCTTTCCCGCCCTGTGATCCGCCTCGTAGTAATAGACAAGCTCGATGATTTTCTTGATAAGATCCATCATTTCAGAACCTCTCATCCTCGACAGCTATGACATGTTGAGCACTGCCTGCATGCATGAATGGTCGGAAGCAGGTCAAAAGGAAACGTCATTGTTTCCTGTTTTTTGATAATGGGCTTTTCGTATGGTTTCCGTTTCTCCAGATCTCGAAAACAGGCCATGGTCAGCAAACAGTCTTCTCTGTGATCACAATCTCGACAATCCGGGTGGACGCTGTGTGTCATTTCAGAACCTCGTAGGCGCTGTGCGCCGGAACCAGGCTGTTTAGCGCCGCGCCGCCCAAAGACTCGATGATCCCGGCATTACTCGTCACGTCATGTGAAAGCAGGTTGGCCTGGTCATCGAAAAGGTAAATGGCCAGAGTGCTGCCGAAGATGCTCGTGCCTGACCTTACGGCGGCAAAGGTGCGGTCTTTGCCCGCTATCTGCGTTTGCTGCTTTTGAACGGAGAGAGGAGCACCCGCGCAGCCGACAAGGAGAAAGAGCAGACTCGCCAGCCACATCGCTTTAACCAGCATCTTGAGTTTGTAGGTCTCGCTCATAGCTTAGTCTCCAAAAAGCACCCGATGTTTTTTGTAGGAGCGGCTTCCAGCCGCGAACTTCCAGCCGCGATGAAACCCTAATCTCCAAAAAGCGGCCTGCCGGAAACCATCGCCACCAGCACCAGAATGGTTAGTTCGGGGACCGCCACTGCGTCTCCCACTCCCGATCTAACCGCATCGCCAGCCTTGGAAAGCGAAGTCTCAATGTGAGACAGGACGCTCTCGTGCTGTTCTGGTGGGTACTGACCAGGGTGCGCCTTCATGAAAGCATGCACTTCAGCCATGAGATCTCGATTGTCCATTATGCAGCCCAATCCGTGTGTTGTGTCTGCATGGATATTGTCAGTCATTTCGTTTCCCCTTATCTGACCCTGGAGGGCCTGATTGCCACTGATCCGTCAGGCCCTCTCCTATGGGTCCTATTGTGGGCTTCTATCCGCCCTGGATTATCGATTCCTACGAAGCCATCGCCGCCGCATTTGTCGGTTCAGCGGGTATCTGCGCAGCCACCGGGGCGATAAGCCCTGTCATCGCAGGCGCTTGCGCCGGCGCAGGCGTGGTCTGTTTTCCCTGAGTCGCCGCGCTCACGAGTGTGCTTGCCGCCACAACCGCCGCCTGAACGGTATGAGCCGCGCTCGTTAGCTGTGAGGCTGAAGCCGTCCCATTCGCAACCGCCTGAGCTGTCGTAGTCAAGGCATCCGCCGCCGCCTTGGCATTGTTCAGAACCGGCGTTACAACATCGGCAATGGTGCTTTTCGTGCCGGGGAACAGTTCTCCGACAATAGGAGCGATGACGGTCTCGATATCGGTTATGGCCGTATCGAAATCCTTGGTGACATTTGTCCAGTTTACGGACTCAAACCATGCTTCCACTTTGTGAATCGCATCCGATAACCAGCTCATGGCATTTCCTTTCTTTGTTTGGGAGCCGGCCCCCCGGTCGGCCCCGAGATTCAATATTTCCCTTCCCCCGAAAAACCTCAAGATCCGTCCTCCGACACCCGTCATCCGTCTACGATCCGTCCTCGATCAAATCTGCCTCGAAATCGAATGTGCCGTTGCTGGTAAGAGTCGCGCCATTGAACGACACGGAAATAAAGTCCGTTGCGCCCGAGAGCGTCACACTTGGCAGATTATCTTTCGCAAACTCCCATAGAACGGTGGCTACACTGCCATTGGTAGTGGCCAGATAAAACTGCTGGCTGCCGAGGACCAACGGAGACGTAGGCGCCCCGCTGGCAGCCGTGTACTTATAGACCGCGCATGTCGCGGCAGTGGTATTTCTCGAATCATAGGCCTGGGGGGTGATCGCCGCCTTCGTCCCGGTCCCGATCGCGCCATGCCGCTGCAACTGAAGCGAATAGACCCCTGCCGTCGCGCCGTTAAGGGTGATTAAAATCCTTTTGACCTTTACGGTCTTTGTGGTGGACCCCTGAACGTAGAACAGGTCGTAAGCGGTCGAATTGAGTGTGACGCCTGTCGCGGCGGCTCGGTACGCATTCGTGCCACTGGCCCCGTTCAGCGCTTCGGTCGTGACCATCAACCGTCCGCTGCTGGTTGTCAGAAGCGGAACCGTCTGGCCGTCAGTCAAAGATGGAATCGCGCTGCTGTAAATTCCCTGCATAAGCCCGGGAGGCATCACGTTGCTTTGGAAATTAAGAGGAAAGGTGATCGCGTTTCCCACGTGTATACCGAGGGCAACGATCAGGATACCCGTGACCAAAAAAATTACGGTGAATAAAATGTGTCGCACTCTCATAGCGTTCTATCTCCTTTACGGCGTCTGCGCCCCGGATGCCGCCATGCCGCTTTTTACTTCCTGCGGGCTTGCGCCCATCCTTTCGGCTTCCGTCATGGTGATTTCATTGATCGGGTCGGGAATCGGACCATTCACAAGCCCCACCCTTTTCGCTATTCTTTTTGCCGCGTCATCGACCGGAACCATGTGAGGACCGGGGATGATCCCGTCGGATATCTCCACGGTATCTCCCTCTTCATGGATGCGATTGTTGATGAAGGACCTTTCGAGAAGTTTGTACTTTGCCATTGGTTGGCTCCTCGCTTGAAACAGGGCGGCCCGAAGCCGCCCCGTCGGTCTAAAGATATTGGTTGCTGTAGCCGCTCTGGTAGCCGCTAAACGGTCCGCGTGCATCCTTATCCAAAACGATCATGGCCAGGATCGCGCCCGTTCCGCCAGTCGCAAGGTTCGCGCCCGCAATCGTGTAGGCGAGCCGGTAAAACTTGGGCACATACCCCGCGTTTGCCTGCGGAATGGGCGTTCGCCAGATTTCCCCTGAAATACCTGCCGTCCCTACGGCTATCGCTTCGCTTTGCGCAATGGTGTCCCAGCCGGTCGGGTTTCCCGTGCCGTCATCCTTTGCGACTTGAAGCGCTATCTGGAGTGTGGAATTCGCAAGGCCGATGATCGGAACGGGCGCGGACACGACGAGCAGAAGCGCCGGGTCGTCGCCTATTCCGATGTCGCGGCCATACCCGGACTTCGAGCTTGCAAGCTGGGATACGTCGATTGTGTTGACGCTGTAGTAGGTTGAACCCGAAGCCGGAGGGTTCGCCCAGTTGTTCGTATTGTTGACGAGCGTTCCGCTGAGCGCCCCGGCCGAGCTCACACTTCCGTCAAGAAGCAAAAGGTTGTCCATTATCATGGCTGAAAAACTCCTTTAAAAAAGTTCCACCGAAGAGAGGCGGAGGCCCTTAGAAAAACTGATTGCGCTTCGCCGCATTCTCGGCGGCGCACAGAATGTGCGATGCCGAATCCTGCGGGGTGAACCCTCACTCGCGCTCGGGTTTGCACTTGCCTAATGTCCGCGCATAAATATCCCAAGTTCGCGCCCGATCCTTTCTGAGGGTGCAGGGGTGTCACACCCCTGCGCTCTTCGACTTTCTCTGCGTCCTCTGCGCCTCTGCGGTGAATGGTTTTGTGTTTACTGAACCCTCGTCTCCGTATTCAGCAATTGATCGCAGGTCCTGATCGGTATCCCGCGAAATGTCGTAACCGGCTTCCCGTCGAACTCATCCATGCGAAGCAGCACGTTCTGCTTGTTGAGCGCCTGGATGTCGAGCCAGGTGGAAATCGCGCGGTTGCAGTAAAAGCCCGCCTGCCCGAGAGTCAGCCTCGGAGCGTCGCTTGTCTGAACGTTTCCCGCTCTTGCAGGCTGAGTCGGAAGCCTGTGAATCGCCCGGATCATCAAATTGATAAGATTTGGAGGCGTTCCGCCAGAAAGCTGCGTAACGTCGATATTTGCGATCCGCACCGCGTATCTCCAGTCCTTCACCACCAGGCCGGCATCCCACTTGTAGTGAGTACGCCAGGCGTAGTAGGGGTTCTGGTTTGAATCGTAGACGGGCGTCTTTCCCATGTCTTCCTGCCGGAACCCCGCCTTGGCGCCTTTGGGGAAAATGCCGTGAACAGACATCGGCCCCCAGTGGACAAGCCACAGGCTGGTGTTGGTCGATCCCGTTCCGCCGGCGTCGATCACGTTATTGGCTGTCTGCGCGGTCGCAGTCGATACGCTCGGATACCTTGGCGCCAAGCCCATAAAAGCCGCAGGAGTCGTCGTGATGTTATTGTAGAAGATGGTCCCGGCCATCTGCTGGTTCATGCCTTCAAGAAACGCCAGTTCCTCTGATAGCCGAAACGCGCGGTCGTTTCCCGCAAGAGCTACGAGATCGACATCGATGTCGGAATAGGTCTCGAGCATTCCGCAGGATTCGGTGATCTGAGCCGTTGTCGATTTGCCTCTGGGAACGCCCATGTTCAGGAGCCGCCAGTAGGCTGTCGGAAGTCCCGTTCTTATCGTTGTCTTATGCCCGGTCGGAAGGTTTCCTTCTATCCAGAGCATATCGTCCAAAATCTCGTTGGTCTGGGAAAGCAGGTTCACGATCTCGGCTATCTTGCCGTCATCGTCTATCCGCTTCGCCCAGTCCATGAGCGTCAGTGCCGCCGGTCCGATTGTCGCCATTGCTTAAAAGCCTCCTTGCCTGAAATCGGGCATCCTGCCCTTATGTGTCTTGCCGTACAGCCATCCTGGCCGCATCCGCCATCCCTGGCGCCGGCAAGAATTGCTATTTGAACTGCTCCCCTTGAGCCTTGAGCTGCTCGGTCATCTTGCCGTACATATTGTCCAGAAGATTTACCGGCGGATTGGGCCTGCCGGTGAGAGGCCCCGGTTCGGAGAGAAGCCTGCCCATTTTCACAAAGACCTTCACTACAGCGGGATTGTTGCCCGCCCCCGTGGTGAGAAGCGCCTGTTTTAGCGCCGCTCCTTCTTCGGCCGACGAGATGAAGGGATTGCTTTCACCCGGGATGAAGACAAGAGATGCGTCCTTTTTGGACTGCTCAAGCTTCGTTCCGCCGATTTCCGGATCCGCCTTCACCTCAGCCTGCCACTGCTCCTGCATCTCCTTCCAGGTTCGATAAGGAGATTCCATCATCGCCTTGATTTTCCCGGCGCCAAAATCGAGGACCTTTTGCGCCTGCTCCTGTGTCAGGTCCTGCTCTTTGGCAAAGGACTTGAACTCGGAGGTTTGCGCCTCATCCATCGTGACGCCTTCCGGAACGCTAAATTCCGCATATTCTTCAGGAGCTCTTTGTTCAGGCTTTTGACCCTCTTCCGTGGTCTTTTCGCCTTCTTGCCTTTGCTCCGATGCTTCCGTCGTTTGTTCCTCGCCCCCGATGATCGGAGCAGGTCCGCTCAGATCCGTCTGAGCCGTCTGTTCAGTTTGCTGCCCGGTCTGCTCACTCTGCTGTGTCGTCTGTTCTGTCGCTGCCGCTTGGCTTGTTTCTTCCGCCATTTCCGTTTTCCTTCGTCATGAGTAAAAAGCTCTGTTCGAAATTTCGCAGCAACTCCGCGAGAAGCATGTTGCCGATATCTCTATGGCCTTCACTGAAAGCCATCAGAAGCGCGTCCCGGTTGAATGAGAGCCTGAACACCCCGCATCTCTCCAGGAGATCGTACATCCACATCCTGCCGCCGGGACTTGTCATGAGCAACCTGAGGGCTTCCCGCTTGAGGACCTCCCGCTGCTTGCTCTTCTGCTTTGCCGCCTTCACGCGATCCGGATCGGCCGGATCGTATGTTTTTTGGTCGTCGGTCATTACATGCCCCCTGCCGCCCCGCCCATCATCTTCTGCAGCGCATTGGCGCCCCCGCCCACATCCGTATCGCTAAGCGTCTTCGCCCCTTGCGCCGCAGCCATCGCGTATTGAGCCGCCTGAGCCTGAGCCGCCTGCTTTTGGCGCGCCTGCCGCTCCGCCTGCATCCTCTTCATCTCCACAATCGTTTTGGTGCTGACTCCCAGTAGATCCGCATACATACGGATTATTTCATCGGTATCGATGTTATCGAGCGGCTGGTTCGGCATGTTCACCATCCCCGCCTGGAGGTTTCCCACAAACGCCATGAGCCGCTCTATCGGAGTCGTCGCAGTCGCCTTCTGAGCATCCGCCAAAGTCGAGATGCATTCGATCTCGAATGCCCTTCCCCGGATCTCCGGAGGCGCCGGAGGAATCAGACCAGCCCTCCACATGATTGCAAACGTGCGCTCGATAAAGGGGTTTATGAGTTCGAACTGGCTTCTTTCCAAAAACGGCCCGAGCATCAGCATCTTTTCCTGCTTTCGCTCGATGATCTCGGTAGCGGTCCGAACGGTGTCAAGCTGGCTTATCATGAGAAAGAGGTCGGCAAAAAACGCGCGGTTTATGCGCTCCTCGCACTTGGCTATCTTTTCTTCGGCGCCCCTGATGTCGGGAGGCACCTGGTAGGCAGGCTTGAATCCGCTTCCCTGCATGTTGGCGACATATGTGACGCCTCCGGGCAGCAAACTTGCCGGCTCGTTTTTCATCGAAACGTCGGCGACCATCGGAGGGTTCAGCACCTTGTCGATTGCCTGAGCAGACCGCCTCTCAAGCTGCTGGAGCATTTTGCTCGATGCAAGAGCGTCCATTGCCGGCGATCTCCCGTATGAATCGTTTGAAACCGTATGCCACCTGCAGGCGATAAAGGGACATTCATGATAGCCTTTAAGCTCCAGTATTAGGTCCTGGCTTTGTCCCCATTCCCAGATAAGCGACCTGTACTTGCGGCCCTTAAGCCCCGGTATCTGAGGAGCGCGGTCGTCATTGGGCTCGATCGCATGGGCTACGTTTATTTCCTTGTCGAGTTGGCCGGAGGTCTTGAGAGACCTCACCTGAGGACTCCAGTTTGCTTCCGGAAATCTCTCTATCACCTGCCCGACCGTCAGGACGTATTCCCGGTAGAGAGTATCGATTTCGTTTCTGCCAGAACTCGCAAGATAGTATTCGCCGGCGGTAAGGTTCTGAA